TTAGATTCTTTCAGGCGTTGCCGTCTGCGCTCCGACTCTGGAGCGGCAACAGGCGGGACGATGCGAAGATTCGGCACCGGAAATCATACGCCCGCACGCTTGAACGCTGCCGCGTCCCGCTTCCGCAGTTCTTCCAGCGTCAAATACACACCCTTGTCGTTGTAGAACTTGTCCAGCGTCAGCCCGCCGTCCCTGAGCAACTTGCCGCGATCTGCACCGAGGATTTGATCTTGCCTTGATGCGGGCTGTTTCTTTATCCAGTCCGCGTAGCTCATGTCCGCCGCTACCTGACCATCCATTGACGCCCGCGTGGTCGGGGAGAACTCTGCGATGTTCACGCCCAGTTCTTTCCAAGACTTCGTGATCGGCACCGAGCTTGACCGGCAATTCCAGTGCAATCGACCAGGCCCCCCGAGCCACGGTATCGCGTGCCCTATCGGACGATGATCGACCGGCTGATAGCGCAGGTTGTCTCGAATGCGGCACGGCTCCGATGTCCGCGTGTCCAGCGTCGAAACCCACTGCACCGCCTTGATCAGATCGGTGTTGCCTTCGTAGAACCTGTCCCGCGTGAACCCTGCGGTATGGCTGATCGCCGTCCTGACGACTGCCTCCGCTTGCCTGCGGTCGATCTCGATGATGCCGTCGCTGTAGCCCTTTGCCTTCGTGCCTCGAATCTTCCGGACGATCTGGTCCGTGGTCATCTGCTCGATGAAACCCTGCCGCACCGTGTCCCGAATGCGCGTCATGCGCCCGGCTTCAACGCTGCCTGCCCACTCTCTAAGCAGCCTACCTTGAAACGGTCGAGACAGCGCCGCCGCGTAAACCTGTGCGACGTTCACTTCAGCAACCCCGACAGATGCAATCACCTGCGGAGGTATCGCGGCATTGAACAAAGCCAGTTGATACCCGGCTTCGTACTCCACCAGCCTGCGGACCTCGGAGGACATTTCCTCCCCGATCTGCGCGTATGCCTGTGCGTTCAGTTGACGCACCGAAATCAGCAAGTCCTCAAGACGTTGAACGGAGAACGTCGCCGGGGTCATCCGCTCAAGTGCTTGCGTCAGTTCAGAGAACAAACGCGCATCGGAACGGTTGAGCAGCGCAATCATCCTGCGGACGACTTCGTTGCTGTACGCGGCCAGGTCCACCGCGTGACCAACAGCCTTGTCTGCTAGTTCCTCGTTTGCGTTCATTGCATCAACAACAACGCGGCAAGCATCGCAGCGCGATTGCGGTTCTTTCTCAGCCTCTCAGCCTCTGCCGAGGTTTCCTGTGCGGTGCTGATCGCGTCAATCGCAATCTGCTGACTCAGCGCAGCCTGTAGCGCGTCTGCCTCGGTCCGTGCCGCTGTTGCCAAGTCATCGTAGGCAACAACCTCGACCACTTCTGCAACCGAGTCGGCCAGTTCCCGCGCCTTGGCGCGTTCCTCGAAGTCTCTCCGTATCGCCTCACGCAAGCCCGCAAGAGCGCCGCCGCTGGCTTCCTGCGCCATCGACCCGACAGCCGACACCTCGAAGGACGCCGAGCCCGACATGAACCCGGTCGGAGCCTCAAGCGTGCCGACTGCCGTGATTGATACGGTCGCCGTTCCGCTGATTGATCCCGGTGGGCGCTCAACGCCATCACCGAACCATTCACCCGGCCATGACCCGAGCCATTCGCCCTGCATGTCAGTCGCCGTTTAGCGAGTTGATCGTGCGGGTTCCTGCGCTGTAGCCTCCGTCAATCCGTGTCGTTGTGCCGTCGATGCCCACAAACACCGGGTTAGCACCTTCCAGACCTGTAGCAGACCCAGCCGCGTGCGAGGCAATGATCCGCAGAATCTGTTCTGCCGTGTAGCCTGCCTCGATAGCCCGCGCCCACACTGCGATGGCAACGCTTGTCGGGGTCACGCCGGTCGTGTCTTCCGTTGTTCCTGACATGTGACCGATGGCATATGAAACCATCGTGCCGGTGACTTGCATCGAAGCAGTCCCGACCGCAAACCCCAGCCCGTTCGCCGTTCCCGATGTCGTGAGCGTGAATGTCGCCTCACCGCTTCCATTCAGCGCAGCGAATGCAGCGCCGGAGGCCGAGAGAGTCAGTGCAGCCGTGCCGATGGCCGATGCCACCAACTGACCGATTGCTGTTGCCGAGATCGCCAGCGAAGTCGATCCGCTGCCGTTCACCCCTTCCGCGCCCGCACCCGTCACGGACATCGAGACGGACGTGTAGTTGTGCGAGGACATCCCGCCTGCTGTTCGCGGCAGGAACCACGCAGATGGCGACAGATGCCCCGAGGGGACTCCCGACAGCATCGACATCGACTGGAATCGATTCGCCATCATGCCGGGCTTACTGAAATTGCTCCGCTCAATGCTCGCAATCGTCCCGCTCAAGAATCGCCCCGGCGACTTGTGCAGAACCGAACGATTGCCGACCAACATGCCTAACTCCAGCCAAACTCAAGGTGCCCGGACAGCGGAGAGGCAACCGGAGTCGCCGCGCCTGCGAGCATCAGCCACGCGAGGCAAGCCTCGTCATAGACCTTAGGCATCGACATAAACTGATTGACCAGATCACGCTCAGCCGTGACGCCAAATGTCGTGATCGGCAGAGTCATGAGGGGTTTGCACAACACGAGGTTGAGCACGCCCGATGTGTAGGTCGCGGACAAGTTGAACTGCTGCACCGATCTGATCCCCGCATCGCCCGCAGCGAGAGGGATGAAAGGCCCGTATTTGCCCGAGCCGGTGCCGCTGTAAACGATGCTGGTAACCGCCGCCGCCGTGTTGCCAATGGGCAAAGTCGCTGGCGTCAGGTTGCCCGCAGTGCCGCCGCTGTCGGTGTAGGTAAGACGGATGTTCGGAGTGCCCGCGCCCATCACCGTAGAAGGCGTGAGGAACGCTTGAACGCCTGCGCCATCCGTGTAGCGCGGGAGAGTAACCGTGTTGTTCAGCGCCTGATCGCCCGTGGTCGTGACGGTCGTGATGGGATAGAACCCGAGCAAGTCAACCAACATCAAGACGCAAGGGGCCGTGGTCGCCGCTGCCGTCTGTGCCGCTGCATTCAACAGGTGTTTGTAACCCGTGCCGCCTCCGACATCCCCGCCGTGCTGAATGCCCGTTGCGCTGGCCGTGTCGTCCTTCAGCGCCTGAAACGCGAGGTTCGTGCCGGTTCCAAGGATCGTATCTGCCGCAGGGTTGCCGCCGCCTCGAAACAGGCTGTACCAGAGGCCCGCAGTGTGGGCGGTGGTGGCAAAGGTGCTTTTCTGCCAATCGGCACGGTAGAACTTGCCGTTCGTGCTGACCTCGTTTATGAGGTTGTCTTGAGAGGTAAAACCGGCCATATCAGCCCCAGGTAGTTTCGATCATGCCGTGGATAGGCGCGGCAGAAAGGGTGCCGTTCGGCAGTGTCAGGAAGTTCAGATAGGCGTCATCCTCGATCTGAGGCAACGCCGTCATGTCCGTCAGGTAATCAATCTCGGTCGGTGCGTCGATGCCTCGAATGCTGATCGAGGCCAGAGGTTTGACGAGGACAAGAGCGAACAGGCCCACATCGCCCACACCGCCTATCGTCACCGACTCCACCTGCTGCACCCCCGAACTGCCCGCGGGCAGGCTCAGGAATGGCCCGTTGTTCGCATACGTTGCGCCCGACTGCTGGCTGTTCAGAATCGTCCCGTTAACCACTTGCGTGCTCATGGTCGCGGTGTTCGTCACCAGACCAGTCGTGCCCGTGGCGTCCGTGTATTTCACCGTGAACGTCTGCCCGCCTGTATGTCCAGCAACCACAACCGGCATCATCTGGACGCCGACTCCATCCGCGTGACGCGGTAGTGGTGTCGTGTTGTCCATGAACTGTTCGTCTAGGACAGACTCATCGATGAAACCGTAGAACCCGATGTAGTCACACAGGATCATCTGCAACGGAGTCGCCGCAGCGGTCGGTGTCATCACCAACAGCTTGCGGAGGAACTTCTTCGATGGCGAGACGTTCCCGCCGTGCCGCAGCCCGCCGTCCGTGCTTTGCCGTAAAGCCGTGAAAACGCCCGAGGTGCCGATGTAGTAGTTCGGGGCAGGGTTGCCCGGCGACATGCTCAGATCGAACCACACGCCCGCGCCCGTGGTCTGCGTGGCCTGCTTCCTAAACGAGGCATAGAGATACTGCCCCGCGTCCTG